CTGTCTCTGCTGCTATCACTTGCGTCAAGCCTTCTGGTACTGTGTCTCAGCTTTGTGGCACTGCTTCTGGCATTCATCCTCAACATGCCCAGTATTACATTAGGCGTGTACGATCAGATAAAAAAGACCCTCTCACGGCATTTATGATCGAACAAGGTATTCCTAGTGAACCTTGTGTGATGAGACCGGATAGCACTACAGTGTTCTCATTTCCTATGAAGGCTCCTGAAGGTGCTATCACCAGAGATGATGTTGATGCTATAGCTCACCTTAACTTATGGCGTGTGTATCAGCTTCATTGGTGCGAACATAAACCTTCAGTGACTATCTCAGTTAATGAGAATGATTGGCCTACTGTAGGGGCTTGGGTGTATGACAACTTTGATATCTGTACTGGTGTATCATTCTTACCAATGGATGGGGGCACTTATCGCCAGGCACCTTATGAGACATGCAGTAAGGAAGACTATGAAGCCTTGTTAGCTAAGATGCCAGTAAATATCAACTGGGATATGCTTAAAGAGAATGATGATAACGTTGAGGGTGCACAGCAACTTGCCTGTGTAGCCGGTGTGTGTGAAATCTAGATAAAAAAAGACCCCTGCAAAGGGGTCTATAAAGGTCACTAAGGAAAACTATGCCGAATATATGGGGTTGGTCTTTTCTATCAGGGTTTATGTTAGGGATTTGTTACTCTGATGATTTTGTCGTAGCTGACGAGGACGGATCTGAGGTTCTTTTGGAAGGGTTCTTTGTCTTCATCAACATTGCTATGTTCAGTTTTGTTATTGGATGGGCTAAGGAGGAATAATGTCGCCTCTGCTTCACGACGAAGAACAAGACCTCTGGTTACTTTTCCTGCTGCAAGATTCCAACGCTTTAGTTCTTGAACAGCTTCCTCCCATCTTTCTTGGTTTATTCTTGTTCGCATCGTGGATGCTCGGAGCCTAGCTGGCCCTAAGTTGTAAGTCCAGCTAACTATTGCAGCAGCTTTATTTGGGTGTTTCGTCAACACTGGACAGGCTTTGTAGACTTGAAGTAGGAATCTCTCTGCATCAAGTTCAAACAATTCCTGTCCTCTTTCTTTTGATATCTCAGGATCATCTAAGGTAACCCTATCACCATTCTCATACATCGTAGATCCCCAGCCTATGGTGGGGACGTTAGCACTGCATAGATAGGGTTTACTTCTCCAGCCTTCGAATCTCTTGATTAGTGGTTCAGCGATGGCGATTACTTCTTTGATTCCCATACCCTACCAACGAACCAAAAAGTTAGAATTAATGATAGCATACCTTCATCGTAGTCAGTCCATCCTGATAACAGCACTGATGTCCATGAACCATCCTGAAGAAAAGCTAGATATAGTCCAGCAGCTTTAACAACTGAATAAAAGAATACAAACCAGTACGTCACTGCTGGTCTAACCAAAGCAGATAGTGATGCTACCCACTTCCAAGCCTTGCTGTCAGACTCTGCTTGTTGTTTGAATGCTTCACCGATAGCATCTAATTCATGCTCTTGTAGACGTTGATGTCCCTGCTGTAGAGCAAACTCTGCTTGCATCTTAGCGATAGAGACTTCAACATCTAACTTCTTTAGTTCATGCTCTCTTTCAAACTTCCTATCTAAGATCTTTAGGACTTCAGGAGCAAGTCTAAAAACACCACCGATCAGAGCACCAATGAGTTCAAACATCATTATCTCCCTACATCAAACCTGGGTAGTTCTTCTTTAAAGACACCTCGTTGCTCTTGACGATACTTAATAAAAGCATCTCTGAATTCAGGGTTTCTAATATTCTCTGACATAAACTGTTTACGCCCAACTTCTCTAGCTTTTTCTACAATCTTCTCTATTCTGGTAGCTCTAACCCTAGGATCTTCGATACGATTCAAAGCATCTACTCTAGGCGCTAGTGTTCGCTCTACAGCCTCACCAGTGAGTTGACGTAAGCGGCTGAGCTGTTCAGCATCTAATTCCATACCGTACAATCTCTTAGTAACTGGCCTGATATTCACATAAGGATTATCAAGCAGTTGTTGCACTGGTGTCTGTTCAGCTTCTCTAGAAGCTAAACCAAGTACTTGTCCTGGCGCTACAGTCTTAGGCTGACCAAGTATGTCAAACTTCGTTGGTAACTCTTCTCTTAAGCCTGGTATACGGTTCATTAGTGAAGCAACAGCACTATCTACTTCTTTGTTTACAGGGTCTTGTAGACGTGCTACAGAGCCTACAACAGCAGGTACTAAGGAACCAACTGTGTTGTTTAGTATCTGTGGACCATATCGTTCTGCGTCTGTTGCAGCCATAACAAAGTTAGCTATACCAGCTAAGAATGTTTTCTCAACTAAGTTATCACGCATCACTGACATAAAACCAGATAACAACTTGTTCGCTTCAGTGTCTTTTCCTTCACGAACTAAATCTTTATATCGTGACATTACATCAAGTGTAAACCCAAGTGTTGATGATACAGGCTCAATTCTTGAGTAGTCATACCATTGATTACCTATCTTGATAGACATCTCAGGTATACCAGCAGCTTCTTTAGTAGCTCTTTCTTTATCACTATGATGACCAGTTATTATGTCTGATTCATACAGACCAATAATGCTTGATATCGTAGCTAATCCCATTAAGTTCTTTGCTACAACATTAGAAAACTTATCTGTACCGGCATAAGCTAAAGCACTTCCTGGTGTGTACCTAAAGAAATCTTTAGTGATGTTGATTGGTGTCTTAATAAACGGTATTACAAAAGACAACAAAGGATAGTCGTTCCTTAGTTTTGTTAGTGTATTACCTACCTTACCTAGATCTGCTTGGAATGTATTCTCTTTAGCAAACTGAGTAATAGTCGATGCTTCTTTTTCAAGCCCAGCTAAACGCATCTTAGTCATCCAGTTTTCATCCTGGAAATCTATAGCTTGTAGCTTAGATACTAATGCCTGTCTAGCAGCAGCAATCTCTTCAGGGGTTGCGTCAAGATTATCTCTCATATTAAGCTTACGAAATTGATCATCACTCATACCGTAAGCATAACGATACTTCAATGCATTGATTTCCATTCTACGGAAAAATGCTTTAGAGAATTCATCTACCGCTACAGATACCCTAGTTGGTAAACGAACAAGTTCTCCTAATGCTTCAGCAGGTTTAGACGGTTCAATGTAAGTAACAGTACCATCAGCGTTAGTGGTGATCTTACCTGTACCGATTGCTTTAGTCCGAAAGTTTTCTAAAAACTTATTAACATCTTTAGACCCTACAGCATAGGTTAAATCTAAGGGCGCACCGTTAAGGAAACCTCTACCAGCAAACCTCCACGCTTCAGCGAACGATGTCACTAGAGCAGGGAACATTGACAATCCTTCACGGATAGTCTTACCTTCAGCACCACGTTCAACAACAGACTCAATCATTCGTTCCCAAGGGGCAATAGCACCTTTGAAGAAGGCTGAATAGACGTTAACAACTGGTGTGCCTAAACCAGAGATTAGACTATTGACGTAATACTCTTGCATCTTTTTAGCTAACGTAGGATTAGAAGACACAAGCTTTACTACATCCGAAGATAGCTTATTAGCCTCACTAGTTAGTCCTGATGCTTTAGCGTCTAGCTGCATCCTAGCAAAGTCTTGAAGGAACTTCTTACAATTCTCACTGACCTTTAGCATGGACCAACTCCAAAGACACTGTTGATAAGTTTATTCTCTTGCTGTGCTTTCTGTATGTTTTGTATATAACGTAGTGCTCTACCAACTTCAGAGCCAGCTCCTTCTAGTGCCGCACGAAGAGCTACGATATCGTTCTGAGCCTGTACTAACGTAGCTAACGCAGCCTCATCACCTTGCTCTACTAGCTTCAGTAATGCAGAATCATTAGCAGTATTCACTGCATGAGAGAAACCCCTAGCAGCTACCTCTAGTTCTTCAGCGTTAAAAGCTTTACCCTTAGACCACGCTGTCTTAACCCATTCACCAGCAAAACCAACATCTTTGTTCGATAAGAACTTATCAACACTATCAATAACTTTCTTGTCCGGTACAACATTTCTTGATGCTGCGGTCATCCTTTGTTGGAACTGTTCACCAATGCTGTCATAAACATCCCTCATGGTTAGACCATCTAATGTATCTCCACGTTCCATGATATGTTTAGACGCTTCAGGCCCAAGCCTAAATATCTTCTCTCGCTGTGCTTCAGACAAATCTTGCCACTTATAACGTGGCACAACAGCACGAACAACAGCTTCTGCATTACAGACACGCATCTAGTATTCTCCTTAGTGAAGGCGTATTCTCTAGTATGTCTATCGCCTCATCAAATGTCTTAGGTAACTGAGTGAGATTAGCTTCATCTAAAGCTTTTAATACATCGTCACTAGCCTTAACATCTTTTAACACAGTGCGGATATCTTGTCCAGTATCTTTTGCTAATTGCTGTACCTTCGGTGTAGATATACCTTCATCAGCTACTCTAGCAGTCTGTGTAAAGTAATCATCAGACCTTTTAGTAAGTAAAGCACCTACATTAGGTTGTTCATCAGCAAGCCTTTGCTGCTCCATTTGCATAACCCTAGCAAGCCCTGTAGGGCCTGTAGGAGCTTCTTCAGTGATAGGACGTAATAACGCAGCTTCTTGCTGTACAGCTTCTCCTGGGGCTACTCTAGCCTGTTCTCTCTGCATGAATTCAGCAAACCCCATTCTAGGTGGTTGCTCTGATAACAATGCAGCCTGTCTAGGTACAGCACCAGTAGATCCCATTTCTTCAATGATGCGCTGTACTTCAGGAGATTCAAAGGTTGCTGGTGTTGTTGTTTGAGTTGTATCTACTGTTTGCTGTGTAGTATCGTCTATAGTTCGACGACCTACGTTTATGTTATCTATTTCTTTTTTAAACAAACGACCAACAATATCGCTTGCTCCTGCTAAAGCTCCTCCGAGAACAGCACCTGCTCCAGCACCAATAGCCGCTGATTCTATCCTAGATTCGTCAGGGGTATACAAAGGACGAAGAGCACCTCCAACAGCACCCGCAGCAGCTCCTCCAGTTATTAAACCTTTAGCTCCTTTAAAAAGTAAAGATCCTGGTATAAGAGAACTTGGGTTAACAATACTACCTGCTAATGTACCTGCCCAACCAGCAACAGGAGATTGCTCACGTAAAGACTGCATACGAGTCTCTGCCATAAGCTCTTCTTCTGTTGGTTCTCTACCTAATATCTGACGTAGACCAGTTATTTCAGAACCAGCCTCTTGAGAAAAACCAGCTTTAAAAGCTTCTAAAGGACCGCCCTGAGCTTTGTTTAGTTCGCTTATGATTACTTGGTCTGTTACTCCCTGACCCCTTAAACCTTTGTAATCAATACCTCGTGAACTAGCTAGTTCTTCTGCAATAATTGAATCTGAAACACCCTGTCGCTTTAACGATAGGATATTTATCATTGAAAAGGCCTTACATTATATCTTTGATAAGCTAACTTGTTAGCGTTTTCTAATATACGGTTTGCTTCTCTAATATTACCACTTCTTTCAGCATCCCTTCTTTTACGAAGAAGACCTTGTATTGTAACATCATTATTAGCTGCTTCAGTTTGCCGATCCTGTGTGGCTTGTGCTCTTTCAGACAAAGGGACTGATGGTTGTGTTGTTGTTGACGTGTTACTACCGCCTCCTAATAAAGATCTAACAAGATTTCTTTGCTCATCTTCTGAAAGATTTCCTTTTTGTTTTTTATCTGTTACAGGAACACCAGTCTTCTCCAATTCTTTTGCTTGTCCGATAGGAATTTCTTTTACAGACCCGTCTTTTAAGGTAACAACAGCTTTTGTAATTTTACCTTCCAAATCTTTTTCATAACCAACATTAAGGGCTAACTGGCTTGTTTCTTTTGATCGTTGTGCTACTAAAGCATCAGAAGCTCGTATATCAGCCTTGAGTTTGTCAACTTCAAGCTGTAGTTTATCCATTGAAAGCTTGGCTTTTGACTTAGCTTGTTTTTTCCTCTCTTCTGGTGTAAGCGCATCCCACTCAGCTTGTGCTGCTTCCAGTTTAATTTGAGCTTCTGACAACTGAGCGTTACGTACATTAATGTCTTGTACGTTCTTAGTAAACTCAAGATTCTTTATAGCTTGTTGCAGCGGTCTATCCTGTTCTTCCCAAGTAAACTTAGAAACAGCCCTTCCTTCAGCACCTTTAGAAGCCTCTGTTTGAGCTTGTGTCAAACCTATTCTGGCCTCAGTTTCTTTTTTACTAAGCTCAGTCTTAGCCTTAGACTCTTCAGCAGCCTTAACCTGTGCAGCAGCAGCGATAGCTTCCTGTGTTAGACCAAGCCTAGCAGCTTCTTTAGCCATGATCTTGTAAGCTTCTACAGGGTCTTGTCCATCCCATTGTGCTGAGATAGCATTCTTTAGTTCCTGTCTAGCTGATGCTTCCTTCAGCTTAGGGTCTTCCACACCGAACAACCCTGCAATAGATCTACCAGCCTGTATACCTGACATACTCATACCAGCTCTAATGCTTTGATATGGTGTTAGTTTAGCTTGAGCTATTGCGTTTTCTCTGTCCTGCTGCATCTGTTGTTGTTGTACATCGTAGATGCTTGGACCAAATAGACTTTGTTGCTGTGCCATTACTGTTCCTTACATTAGAAACTGACCAATGTCTTGATTACCGTATCCTAGTCCAGTACCAAAACCTAAGCTATTGATGTTTCCAGCAGCATTAGGATTTAGTATGTTACTTAACAGTCCTCCAGCAGCACTTCCTAAAGTACCTTGGTTACCTAATATCTGATTAGCTACATCCCTTCTAGAATTTAACAAGCCTGCTAAAGCCTCTTGTTGAGCTTGTAAGTTACCTGCTAGACCAAGACTACGTAGTTTAGCTTGTGTATCCAAACCAGATAACTGAGATAGTAACTGTTGCTGTACACCAGCCTGTTGAGCATTAGCAGCTAACTGTTGACCTGCTAAGCCTGTCTGAGCCTGTGTCATGTAACCCTGTGCTGCTGGTTGAGCGAACAATCCTGCTGCACTGATCCTACCTTGCTGTGCTAGCTGACCTAACTGACCAGACAACTGAGCCTGTGCCATCTCTTGCTGTGTTAACTGTTGTATAGGTGCTAGTGCAGCAGTGCTTTGGTTGATGAGCGTACCACGTTCTCCTAAAGCAGCCTGTCTAGACTGTAGTTCTCTCTCTAGTCGCTGTTTAGCAATGGCTTGTTCCTGTGCTAACAGTTCTGGTGAAGATCCACCAAAAGCTGAACCACTTACACCCAATCTTCCTTGAGCACGTAACCTAGCCTCTGTAGCAAGGCGTTGACGCTCTACTTCAGGTGCGGACAATGCAGCTAACTTGTTGTAGTAATCCTGGCTAAGCTGGTCTACGTTAGTCATCAGCGCTGCATTAGCAGACTGTTGAGCTACCTGTGCAAATGGATTATACATCTGTCTTGCATCTTCTGTCAAGGCAGTGTTAACCTGTCCTGTCTTAGGATCATAGGTAGTTCCGAACAAAGAACCAGTAACACCATAAGGCGTAAACTGACCAACCATGTTAGCAGCAGTTTGGCCTACATTCATCAAACCTTGTTGTGCTGTACTTCCTAATGCTTGTGTGTAAGGAAGAATACCTTGAGCAATCTGTGTTTGACCTAACCTAGCCCCTTCACCTGCTAAGGAATATTGACTACCTAACTGATTAGCTAAGTTAGTGTATTCTGTTTGAGTTAGTTGTCCTTGCTGACGTAACTTGTTAGCAGCATCCTGGATCATCGCTAAGTTAGCACCAGAACTAATCAAACCACCTAGAACATTCTGTGCGTTAGTGTTCGTTAATCCTTGTAGTAAGGTGTTAGCTACTGTGGTAAACAATGATGCAGGGTTAAACAATGATGCAGGGTTAAACAATGTACTGGCAGCGCCTGTTGCTGCACCTGTAGCGGCTGCTGTGGCTGCTGCACCTGTGGCAGCACCTGCAGCGGCTCCAGCAGCACCAGCGCCTTCTCCAAGAGCACCTAAGCCACCAAGTTCTGCTGCACCAGCTCCAGCACCACTAAACAAAGAACTTACTTCAGGTAGGCTACTTAAGCCAATAGCACCACCAACAATACCTAATGCTTGTAGCCACCCAGCACCCTCAGAAGTATTAGGACTGGTAAGTCTTGTTGTGGTTGGTTGTCCGTAAGCATCATAAGCTTGAACAACAAGTTTATCACCTTGCTTACCGATTACTTTCTCAACCGTAACATCCTCACCTTTATCTATCTGACGTATGTTGCCTTCAGTACCAAAGGTTCTTTTAACATCACCAGTTAAGATAGTACCTAAAGGTAAACCACCATCTAAAAAGAACTGATTGATTTCTGCTTTTGTTAAGCCACTAACAGCAGCTAGATCATCAGCAGTTAATCCATATTGTTTTGCTGTTTGAGCAATACTTTGTGCGTTAGTGGTTACATTGTTGATTAAGTTATCAACAGTGCTTTCTAATGTATTACTAGGAACTGTTGACGACACCAACAAAGGACGACTAGTTTCAACACCTTTAGAATTAAACCACGAAGCATCAGAAGGTGAAATAGCACCGATGTTAACTAAGTTATCGGTTGTTATTCCAGCATTTTTGAAGAATTGAGCTTTTTGATCTGCCCCTAATTTGTCCCAGTTAGCAGGAAGTATGTTCCTGATTTCCTCTTCTGTAAACATTATTCGTTGTCCTTAGGCGATTCTACCAGTTTTGAAAAAGGCATCGATTTGTTGAATAGACAATACATCAGCACTAATGTTGGCTTCAATACCAATCTGAAACACTCTACCAGAACCGCTTACTTGTTGTCTTAGTTGATTGATGATTGTTCCTGAATTGTACTCAGCTATGTTATACTCAGATATGTTGTATTCTGCTCTTGGCTGTCTTGATGGTAAAGCTATCTGAGCTGCTGAGTAGTTACCTGAATAGTCTGTACCCCAGTTTAAGAAGATCTCAGTGTTAGAGCCACCAATAACAAGCATGGCAAACTTCTTTAAGATCTTTATGATAGAGGCATTACCAGCATCAATGTGTGATGTGTAATAAGCAAACCTGAATGAACTGCCATTGTCAGAGTACAGAGCACCATATTCACCGATATAACCTACACGGCTAATGTATAGTTTCCTGTCTCTGGTGGACAATAACGACTTAGGAGCTATAGTCCAGGTAGTTGCTTTACAGCTACCATCTTGTAGTCGTTGTTTAAGATCAAAGCAATAGGTGTAGATCCTTGACGGTAAACTAAGTAGATAAAATCCGTTACGTTCATCGAACACAGATTTGATGTCATCAGTAGTTGCGTTAGTGATCACATCAACAATCAAGTCATCACGGACATTCCTTGATACATCGAACAATGGTCCTGATTTCTCTTGAATAGTTCTACCTAGACTACGTACACCTGTATCAGACAAGAAGAAGATATCACTACCTACATCTTGTACAGAATCTCTAGCAATACATCCTACACCATCAATAACCTCTACTAACTGAAGGTTTGTTGTAGGATCGCCTTCAGCACCAGAATAGATGATAGTGCTTTTCTTACAGAATATGATCAACAAGCCGTTAAAGGCTGCTAAGGCTGTGATGCTGTCAGAGCCATTAGTTAAGACAGATTCAATGCTGATAGAACCATGAGTACCACCATTCCATTTATAACCAATCAATGAATCTGACCAAGTAACTGTCTTCTTATCTGTAGTGGTGTCAGCAACCCATAGACGACCGTAAGCTGCTAACACTTCATTGGCTAATGGCACAGTACCTGAATAAGAAGCATGTGCTGACATCTTCTGCCATGTGTTACCAGCATGATCATACAACAGTGGATCATGACCACGTTGAAAAAAGTAAGTATGACTATTAAAGTTTACTGCTTTCCAGTTCTGTGCTGTCCAGGTAGCATCAGAGTAAACCTGAGTAAGTGTTGTTGTACCAGTGAAGATCTTCTTATCACCGATAGAACCGATAACTGTAGTACCATCAGACTTAACAATCTCAAAGATCAATGATGGTTCTTCACCGTTAAAACCTAACGTAGTGTTAACGTTATCCCAACCTTTTCTAGCTGCAATACGACCATACTGATCAATAACAGCATTCTCAGCACGAAGTGCAAACTCTTTAGGTAAAGCTACAGAAGAGTCTTGAGTATTGAGACCAGCAAAGCCTGGGGCAACAATACTTACTGATTGTAGCTCAGCAGCCATTATGACCACTCCCAGGTTGTTTCATCACCGTAACGCTCTGCCTCAATAGAGATATAAGAAGCCACTGCTTTACGGTATAGATCAGCTTGTTGTTCGCTTAAACGTCCACCATCTTCACCACGTTCATTGATAGCACGAAGATAAGCACCTTGAATAACTAACTCTGAAGGGACATAAACAACATCAGTACCAGCGGACAAATCAGCCTGTGGTATAACACAGTCTACCTTTACCGTTAGCACTGACGATGGGATAGGCCATAGATCAAGAGTAATAACACCAGTAGATGATGTGCTGTTACCAATAGAAAAATAAAAAGGATCTCCATTCACTGAACCTTGAAGATTATTCCATTCATGCATTTGATTCTGTGTAGCTTGTTGAAGATCTCTCTTCAGCGATGGTATGTAAACCACTAACAACCTTGCTCTTGGATTAGTAGTAGGTATTTCGTAGTTCTGTGTACCGTTAGCGGTGGTGATTGTTTTTGTTGTACGAAGCACAGACCAGTTCCAAGCATCTTCAACTTCTCTCTTAGCTTCATTAACAAAATCACCAATTAACTTAACATAGGCTGTATCAGTTGGCGTGATAGCCTCTGTCTCTCGTATACGGCGTAGAACACCATTGATGCAGTCTAAGAATGTAGCCATTACCATTTCACCTTATCAGCCCAGTACGCAGCAGACATCTTACCTTTAGCAATGTTCTTAGCGTGGCGAGCCTTGAATGATTTATTTCTAGCAGAACCTTCTGGAGAACCTGAAACACCTTGTTGACCGAACCGAATCGTCTTAACTTGATCACCGTCCTTTGCTACAACAATGTGAGATTTAGTAGGATGTGTTGGGGTTTTTTTAGGGCGATTATATCCAGACACTCCTGCTCTTTCCAGCCTAGAATCCTTTTTCATTTCTTCTTAGCAGTTTTTGCTGCCTCCTTAAATGCTTTTGCTGTAGGAGCACCTTTAGTGCCAGGTTTTCTCATCTTCTCACCAGAGCCTTCAGCGATACGCTTACGCTTGGCTTGGATGTTAGCGTATAGTCCTTCTTTCATTTCTTTTTCTTTGGTTTAGACATACCAGCTTCAGACAAAGCAATAGCAACTGCTTGCTTACGAGACTTAACCACAGGACCACCTTTGCCACTGTGTAGAGTACCTTCTTTGTACTCTCTCATAACTTTACGTACTTTAGCTGGTTTCTGTTTCATGTTGGATAACCCATCTTCTTCTCTTTAGCCTTCATAGCCTTAGACTCTTTCTTCTCATGCATCTTCTTTGCTTTCTTTGATGCATACTCTTCAGCAGCTTTTTTACCTTTAGCTGTGTAAGGAAACTTCTTATTCGCTACCATCGGCATTTTTATTCCCCTTGTTACGTCTAAACATACATTGAACGGTATCTGTTTCCCATATACGAATAGCAGTCCACATAATCGTTAAGATTGCAGCTATTGCTGGTAGCAGTTCAGCCAAAGTCCCCACCACAGTGAGGATTGAGATAGCATCTCCAACTTGTTTGACATGTTCATCAGCTTGGAGAGCCATGTTTGTTGTCCTTAGGTCTCATGTTAAGGATTTGGTTGTACTACCAACTGCGATGCCAACTGCGCTGCTTCATAGGCTGCTACAACCTCTGGTGTCCACGCTGCTTGAGCAATCGCTACCACCTTCTCTGGTTGGTCTGTGAGGTCTTGTCCTGGTGTTAGGGATGTTCGGTGATAGGTCTGGGTTAAGACTTTACCGTCCTCAATGATACGGGTGGCTTCACGGTAAAGCACTGTACCGTTTTCAACGACAGTGATCTGGTCTACTACGGTTTCTTTGGTAATCATTTAAGTTCCTTTCCGGTTTAAGAATCCACTTAAACTGTGTAGCTTAATGAAAACTGAAAATAGTTTCCGTTGCTGTTCTGATTTACTAAATTTGTGGTTGTAAAACTTGGGTTTGCTGTTGAACCATCTTTATAAATACCAGCGGTTGTACCACTCCCAACTACTTTAGTTGGTAAGGCAGATGGTTGTACATATGTGCCAGCAGCGTCTAGTACATATAAAACACCTATTCCAGAAGTCCCCACAGTAAAAGGAAGTCCTGCAAAAGATACTAACCCAGACCCACCAGTAAAACTTGATGTTGTATAGAGCACTCCATAAACCCACACCAAGTTACCTACTTTTGTATATTTACCCGTTTGCCCCGCATAACCTAAACCCGAAAAAGCACCGCCAGCCGACGTTAATGTTGGTGTCCAAGTCCCCTCCTCATAATCATCCAGCGTATTAGCGTCTGAGGATGCAGATTGCGTGGCGGGGAAGGTGATGCCGTTGGATACTTGTATGACCCCCCCAGAAGCATTGTTGGTGGTTGTACCAACTAGTAAGTTACCACCGGAGTCGATACGCATCCGCTCGGTGCTGGCTGTGTAAAAGGTCGTGCCGAGAGAAGCTCCGCCCACCTGCGAGATACGCAGTTCGCCAGTGCTGAAAATATATTGCAAAGTTCCGTTGTAAGACGCATTGTTTCCAAGCGTCATTGTTCCGTTGGTAGCAGTGCTGTCAGAAACAGTCAGACGAGCGAGAGGCGAACTCGTCCCAATCCCTACGTTGCCTGCGGAGTCAATACGCAACCGCTCAGAGCCATCAGTCTGAACAGTAACGGTTCCGTTTGATCCTGTATCGCTAACAGTGACATTGGAATCACCAGCAGAGATTGATGCTCCACCAGACGTTGAAAGCGTACCGGCGGACAAAGATAGACCACTACCAACAGTTACGTTACTGAAACCACCACTACCATTGTTAGCTAATAACTGTGCTGAAGTACCTGTTGTAGCAGCGGCATAGTCTGTTCCAGCAGCGGCATTGCTAAAGCCTCCTGTACCGTTTCCTTTTAGGATTGTTGTACCAGATGTTGCTGGTGCATAATCAGTACCAGCAGTTGCTGTAGTGATTGCGGACGTACCAGCACCTTTCAACAAAGCACCCGCACTAAAGGTATTAGTACCAGTACCACCATTAGCAACTAGAAGCGTACCTGTAACACCTGTCGTTAATGGTAATCCAGTCGCATTAGTCAACACTGCTGCTGATGGTGTACCTAAGTTAGGTGTAACCAGTGTAGGAGAGTTTAGATCTGCTTTAGTAGCAATAGCCGTAGCTATGTTATCAAACTCTGTGTTGATCTCAGTGCCTTTTACAACCTTATTCGCATTACCGCTTGGTAAGGAGTCTTTAGCAGCAAAGTTAGTGCTTTTGGTATAGTTAGACACAATCAATCCTCTTTAGTTGACTTTGTGACCTTAACTTTACTTTCTTGTTTTTTATCTTCTTCTTTTACTTCTTCATAGTCTGGATGCCTACGCATCTGCTCAATGTCGTATTCGTATTCAACATTCATTAAGTTGTTTGACCATTTGCATCTAAAAGTGACCATAGTAACCTCTTATATGAAAGAGGCTGCCGAAGCAGCCCCTCTTTAGCTTTTATTAGCTAGGGATGATCAAAGCAATACCAGCATCGTTACGAAGCTCTGCAACACCGTACAGCGTGTCAGCAGTATACAGCGTAGCAAGGTACTCTTGCTTGTACTGAGCCTGTGAGCGAACAGCCATTTGCTCTGCAAGAACCATTGCATCCTTATGGAACATCAAGCAAGCACGAGGAGCAGTACCGGACGAAGCATAAGCAGTGTCAGCGTTGCTGCTAACAAACACTTTAACACCGTACACATCACCGATCTGACCGTTACGGATGGTGTTGTTACCACCTTGCTCACCAACAAAAGCTTGTTCGGTGAAACGAGCAAGACCCATGAGGGTGTTACGAGCAACAGGAGGAATAACCAAGTAACGACCATCTTGAGGCACGTTAGCATCATCAAGACGCTGAATCGTACGACGAATAGCAGCATCAGTTAGTGCAGTTGCGTTACCAGCACCAGCACCACCAACAAAGGCTGTAGTACCATCACCACCGATGTAGGCAGTGGTTGTACCGGATACACTGTAGTCACCAGTAGCACCAGCGGCATGAGAGCCGTTGAAGAGACGACCGATCTGGATTAGATCAGAGTCAACCTGCGTAGCCAATGCATAACCAGCATCTTCAGTGTAGAAACGACGAAGCGAAGCAAGAGCTTGAACTTCGACGATGTCCTCAATCAAACGTGAGTATTCGTAGTGCTTGTTAATGGTAACTTGCACTTCAGACTCAACGTTCGCCTGAATTGTAACAGCAGTGTTAGCTGCTTTAGCGAATGCTGCACCACGAGTGGGGCTAGGAATATGAAGCGTATCACCTTTCTTACCACGCATTGTCATCTTGTTGACGAGGTTCGCCATAACAAGTGATTTCTTGTAAGAAGCGATGATTTCATCAGACCAAATCTCAGGTACAAATTTATCTGCGTTGGTCTTGTTTACGATGGAGGTACTACCTCCAGGATAAGTTGCTGTAGCCATTTTAATGTCCTTAAAGTTAGGTTATCGGACCCTACCATCGCTATAGGCTGACATGATGTCATCTTGTAGTGCCATATAACGTTCAGGGTCAGTCATTTGAAGTCGAATAAGATCTGCTCGACGATAAATTTTCTTGCTCGTCTCACCAGTAGCACCATCAACTGCTACAGTAGCTGCTTTGAGTGTTTGATTACGTTGTTCCTGAAGCTGTTGTGCTGCTTGCTGAACAGTGTCCTGTTTAGCTTTCTTCAATGCTTTGAAGTTAGACAACAACTCATTAGCGGAATCGAAATCAAACTGTTTGTCTGCTGCTACGTACAATCGTTGACGTACAGGTGACTCATTTACCCATGAAGCAAACTCAGGATCAGCAATGACTTGAGTATAATCAGGGTGTGATTGAGCTAGCCTGTTTGCTGTTTGCATCCTAGCCATCTGTGTTGCAGCCTGTTGAGCCTGAACAACTGCTGGATGGGATTCAACTGCTTTGTTAACTGCCTTAACAGGATCGGCAAAAAAGTCAGTATCATCTTCGATAGCTTTAGCAGGTTGATCCTGCGGTGTGATTTGCCTTTTGATGAGTTCATCAGCTAACTTACGAACTTCTCCAACTTCTTGTGCTTGACGACCAATTAGCTTTTCAGCCTCCTGGTGCATCCTTATGATGTCATCTAACGATTTACCCTTATACTTCTCAGGGATCGTAGGTTCTTCCTGAGTTGGTGCTGCTTCAGCCTTAGCCTCTACAGCCTGAAATTCATCGTTACCTACTTCATCATCTAGAGATTCTACAAATTCAGCCATCTGCTTCTCCTAGTCGGGTATAACCCAATTGTTAGGAATTAAAAAGGAATCTAAGTTATCCCTCATAATAGGACTTAGACTTTGCTACGTTTACTGCTTGTTCATGCATCGTTGCCCATCTATCAGAAGCTGTTGGAAAAGCACCAGTGATGCCTTCTAGTTTGCTTCTAGGAGATGCTAACTGTCTTTGTGCTAACAAGTCACAGTGTGGGCACTGTATTTCTTTAACATAGTGATCTGTGTATCTTTCAGTAACATGTCCGTTAGCACACTCAAAATCATTTAGTATCCTCATTGACTAAATCCTCATAGGCTTTTTCCCAAACTTCATGCATCGTTAGGAGCCAATCTAAAGCTTTTAGTTGACCTTTACGTTCTTGTAGTTCTTCGCCACTAGAGATAGTGGTTATGTCCGCTACTGCGTCTCTGTACTCTTTAGCATCTTCCAACAGAGTTTTCCATCCTGGATGACTCATAAGGTCGAAGCGCTCTTCGTAGTACTTTAGTAACTTAGTAGTATCCATTGTTGTTATTTTACCACAGTGAAAATATTGTTGTAAAGAGCCTTGACTACGTAAGTAAAACGTGTTACAATAACCCTTTCGGGAGACTCTATGAAATCAATGCACTTTGCTAAAAGTAAGCTAACACCAGAAGAAAGACTAGATCTTGTTTGTCGTTTAGTTCTTCTAGGTAAACAAACTGATGAAATCAGGGTTGATCTAGGTAATGTCAGTCGTCAACGAGTACATCAGTTGTTTAACAAGTTAGTGTCTTTAGGTAGACTTACGTATGAACAATTACCTAGACAAGCTACGTTACTGAAGAGACGATCTAGTTACAAACAGAAGTGGGGACATTTCCCTGAAGAATCTTATTTTCGTGCTGATGAGTTCTACCAGATTATTAGAGAGAAGTTCAGACGTAAGAAAGCATCTAACTACAAACATGATTGGGATATAGAGTTCAATGACCTAACATTCCCTACTCATTGTCCGATATTAGGTATTGAGTTAGACTACCTAGCTAGTTTCCGTTCAGACAACTCTCCAAGCTTTGATAGGATTGATTCCTCTAAAGGATACGTCAAAGGAAACGTAGTTATCTTATCTTGGAGAGCTAACCGTATTAAGAATGATGGTACTGCTGAAGAACATCAAAAGATAGCAGACTTTATGCGATCTGTGATGTAGTAAACATAGTTACCTGATCTGTAGTCAGTAGTGTAGGTAGATCTATAGTCTCTATTGGCTCTATAGCCTCTACAGTACCCCAGGCACTTTCAACCCAGGCCATGTCTGCATGGTTCCAGTTCCACTGCCATCCTGCCCTGTCTGCTGGCTTAGGGTCTCTGATGATCCATTCCCAGTTTAGCCATACCAACTCTTTGCCATCAGGGATGTCTGTTGGAGGCGAAGGAGCTTGTTGCCAGCCTTCAGTACCGTCTGTTTCAGTGCTTGGGATAGACCCGTTCTTTGTCCAGTATTGCATGGTCTAGTCCTATAGGGTTGGAAAGGCTGCTGTTGGGCTTGTCGTCACCGTTCTGGCGTAGCCTTTAGTTATTCGCACATCTTGTAAATAACCGTTTATTGATGTTGGTTGCGTTGGCTCGCCGCCAATATAAAATGGAACATTTGCCCCTATTGTTAGGCCTGTAACACTTCCCGAAGCAATAGAACTACCGTTTCTGTATAACGTAAGTGTATTACCGCTTCTAACAGCAGCAACGTAATACCATTGGCCTGTTGTCCAGCCTGTTGTTGAACCTTGTTGTATATCTGCCGCTCCTGCATTGATATAAAATCTTAATCCAAGCGAAGTATTGTACGTAATAACAAACTCGCCAGAACCTGTAACCCCTGAATCGTTTGTGTTTGAAATTATTTGTTGAGCCGTTGCTAAAGAATTTGGATACCACCAAAACTCAATAGTAAAGTCACCAGTGCCAAATTGAGGAAGGATAGACGTTGGAGCTGCCAACCAATCCCCATTCCCATCAAACGACATACTACTTCCACCAAACTTACTCTGTGTCGTACTTATCTGAGCATTCCCCACCGTCTCCAAGTCATTCTTACTTGTAGCATCGTAGATACCGGCGTTGGTGAAGTTGAGTAGTAAGGATGTGGCAGAAGATGCAAAGCTGGTGTTGACGTTGGTTGTGCTTGGGTAAGCCGCTGCTGATGTTGAACCATCGTTTGTTATGGGGAGCAATGATGGAGGAGTGAAGTTTCCTGTGTAGACCGCAGTGCCTTTAACAATACGCACACCTGACAAGTATCCGTTTAGCACACTACTTGCGTTATACCCGTCTCCACCAATTAAAGGTCTTGATGTACCGTTTGTATAATTATTTGAGTCTGTATACGTTGAACCTTCTTGTATGCCGTTCAAAAATAATTTAGTTGCTGTTCCAGATCTGCTAAGCGCAACGTGATACCAAGTGCTTGCTAATAAAGAAGTTGTACCTGTTATCCTGTCAGCGCTGTTTGTATAAAACACAAGTACATTACCAGAGCTTTTGTAAATTGTTGGGTAGAGTCCGTTTGTTGTTGCAGGTCTAGAGTCATATAATAAAACTTGAGTCCCAGAACTATTTGAATAATGCCAAAACTCAATTGTAAAATCACCTGTTCCAAATTGAAACGCAACATTATTTGAAAGGCTCAAATAATCCCCACTACCATCAAAATACCCACTCCCACCATAAGTCGCAGCACTCCAGCTTGCAGTGGGGTTGAATGGGGAGAAGGCGACTACGGTTGGGGAGCCGTTAGGGGTGATGGTATACGGACTGCTGCTATTGTCTAGGAAACGATTTGACTGACAAGTCAGTAGTGACGTGTTGGTTATTGCTGTTAATGGGGTCGTTGATGGTGTGAAGTTGCTAGTGTAAACCGCAGAACCTTTTACAATCCTTAAATTGCTTAGATAACCGTTTAAGTAGAAATCGCTACTTCTAGCGCCGATAATAAATGGCGTTCCTGTGTAGTTAATACTTGACGGTACTGTTGTTGCGGAGCCTTGCTGCGTACCATTTATAAAGTACCGAAGTGTTGTTCCGCTGCCTTCATAAGTCACTGCAACATGAGTCCATGTATTTGCAGATACAGCCCCTATGTCAGCCCAAGCAGTTCCATTCCAAATTTGAAGGTTTGTGTTTAGTGCATTTCCTCCAAAAGCAATCCCATAACCTTGATACGGCGAGCTTATGTTGTAGGCTCTGAGAACAAACGCTGAACCCCCAGTTGATGGGATGCTTGCCGGATAAACCCAAAACTCAATTGCAAACGCAGTTGAATTTGAAAGTTGCACAGCAGATGTGGCCGTAAGGCTTAAATAAGCGTTACTACCATTAAAATAATTCCCCCACCCAGTCTGTGAGAACGGGCTAAACGTACCCTGTGTCGTGTTTCCGTTGCGGGTGATGGTGAAGTTATTGGTAGAACCGTCTAAGAACGTATTGTTCTGTGCGCCATTCGTACCGTTGCCAGGAAGAAGTAGCGTGGTGTAAGGATAATAAGGGTCTGTGGTTACCCCACCTGAAAAGATGGACGCAATCATTGCTGTTAAGTTACCAGCCATATCAGGTCACTCCTGGTCCAGTAACCCACCAAGTATCTGTAGCAACTTTTAACAACGATGCCATACCCTTAGTAGCTACAGTACGGTTTCCAGTAGCACCATTAGCTAACTGAAACGTTACACCAGCACCAGAGATCGTTAAGTTACCGCTGTTGTTGTTAAGTACTAGGATTGTAGTTCCTGTAGAAAATGCTACAGAAGCGTTGGTTGGTACTGTAAGTGTTGCTGTAGAGCCACCAGTGAAATATACGTTTTTACCAGCATCACCAAGCACTAACGTATAAGTAGAACCTGATTGACTATTCTGAGGAGAGTTAATAAAGCCTACAGAGTTAGTACCGTCTACTGTACAGTTACTGAGTGTTCCTGAAGTAGGTGTACCAAGTACAGGTGTTGTTAAGGTTGGTGATGTTGATAACACCACTGAACCTGATCCTGTAGAGGTTGTTACACCAGTACCACCATTAGCAACTGGTAGAGTTCCTGTTACCTGTGTAGCAAGATTAACAGTTCCAGCAACAGTCTTCATGTTACCATTACTGTCAAACGTACCATCTGTAGTCCAGGTATCGTTAGGCTGTAGTGTAACTTTAGCGATCTGTCTTGTTGTTGGTCCTGTTGAATTGTTAAAGGTAACAGTAACAGTCACTGCTGCTGTATCTTTGTTTTGAATGGTTAACCACTTAACAACTCTACGTGTTGATGCTGATGGAGCAGAAACTAAAGTCACTGCTGTTGTACCATTTAGAGCACCATCATTAGATCCTTCAGTTAAGGATGAAGAAGTGCTATCAGCATAAGCAACAGTAAAGTCTGGGTTGCTTGTCGCAGCAGCACCAGACATCACTGCCTGTATTGTTTTGGTTGTACCGTCTAATACTAATGTTGCCATATCTTATCCTTAAGATATAAACCAAGCGTAATTGTTTGAACCTGATCCACCACCGCCTCCACCACCTGTACCGTTAGCTGCTGATGTGATACGACCTTGTGCATCAACAGTGATGTTAGCGTTGGTGTAAGAGCCTGCTGTAACTGCTGTATTCGCTAAGTTAATGGTTCTGTTAGCGGACAAATCACCACCACCAGATAAACCAGTACCAGCAGTAATCGTTGTTACTCCTACCGCATAACCAGCCGTAGCGTGATTACCCCATCCATAAGCAGTATCCCAATCAGTTTGCTTTGATGTGGTAGGGATCGCATAACCAGCCGTGTACGATACTGCTAACGTACCTGCTGATGTTACTGGTGATCCTGTTACAGTTAACCCCGTAGGCACTGTCATAGCTACTGAAGTTACTGTACCGTTTCCAGACAAAGCAGCGATGTTGCTGAGTGTTGTCTTTACAGTGTTACCGCCTTGTACGATAGGTACAACTTCAGTACCAGCCAATGCTGATGCATTTGATAGTGCTGATATCTTTACGTCAGCCATGTCTACTCCATGATAATGTAGTCACCAGCTTCTGTGGTGAGGAAATCACCGTTTTCAGTAGCCAGGATGTTCGCAACACTAAGCCAACCAAGTAAGTAAGTAAACGAAGCTTTCTTCCATTGTCCGTCTTGTCTAACAAGAAAGTATTCTGGTACAGGGTCTTCCGTAGCATCAGGTAAACCATCTAGTCCAAACTGCTGTGTATTCTGAATGTATATGTTGTCTTTGGACTTAGAAGTCTGTGGTAACTCACCAGCACTGACTTCAATACCATTAGACAACTTAAGTACCAGTGAGTTGTCAATGTCAATGTAAGCATCAACAACTGATACACCATCTTTTCCTGGTTTACCGTCTATACCATCTTTACCATCAACACCATCTCTACCATCTTTTCCTGGTAATCCATCTTTACCAGGGTTACCTTTATCACCTTTTGGACCTTGTTTACCTTGTGGTCCTTCTAGTTTACTGATGGTATCTGCTTTAGAGTCTAGCTCACTTACTTTTTTCTTTAATTTACCAACAACAGCAGCTAGCTGTAGTAGTTTTTCCTCATCCATGATTACTCACCAAGAGCATCGGTAAACTGCTTATCTACCTGCTTTTTAGTCTCCATTTGCATCTTGGCTATGTTTTCATTGCTTTTGATATCTTCTTCCTTCAACATTAACTCAGCAATCTTGATTCTACGTTGGAATTCACGCTCTGCTGAGTCATCGTTGTTAGGAAGGTTCTGAGTGGCTGCATTAACGATCTTAGCTCTTACCTCTTCAGGCATTAACTGAGCCTCTATAGACGCTTTCTGAGCCTCTGCTGCTGCTTTCTGTGCTCTGGCTTGCTTTTCCTGTACGGTAGCCTGTGCATCAGCCAATTGAAGCTGTGTAGCTTGCTGTTGAGCCTGTTGTTGCTCAGGATTTGGCTGTGTTAGTTGCTGAAGTTGCTGTAGTAAGCTCTCACGGTTAGGTAATGATGAGTATTCAACGATACCTTGCAGTAATAACGGTACGATAGGACTGTTTGGACCTAGCGTAGACATCATTGCCATCATCTGAGCCTGTTCAAACTCTCTAGCAACCATCCCTAGCGTACCTGTTGGGATAAATTCAAAGTCTTTTACAGGATAACGGTCAGGAGCAAACTGCATATAACGCCATGCAGCCTTCTGTACGAACGGAATAAGGAAATCTTCTTGGAAATTCACCAAAGAACGCTTGTTCTTTTTGATGATACCGCTAACAGCCATCGCTAAACCAGCCGCTGCTGCATCACCACCACTGACTTGAGCAGGTAAGTTAGCTGTATCTAACGTACCTGTAGCCTGTAGCATCATTCTTTCAAAGATTTGAGCTGTTTCGATGTTGGATTTGTCCGTAACACCAAACTTAAAGGGTTGTAGGATCTCTGATGGGTTACCATTGACAAGGATATTCTTCCCTGGTTTGATCTCAAACTTCTGTCCTCGAGGTAATCTAGAGGCATCTATAGCCATCATAGGAGCTGCTGTAAGCCCTAAAGAGTCTACGTGGCTACGAATCTGTGCATCAACAGCCTTTTGCATGTTGTATGCCTTCTCAGCCGTTCCACGACCCCAGAAACGACCAGGAACGCTATCAGCTTGGTAGGCAACAACAGGTCTGTCCTGCATCATAAAGGGGTTTTCTTCAGCTTTGAGTAGATCTTCTCCGTTAGCAATAACGATCAAAGCCTCTACCATCTCTGAATACAACTCATCATCTTCAAAAGATAAGTCATCAGGGTTATCTAACAACTTCTTAGGTACTAAACCATAGTAACGAAGTAGTAATACCTTATCTGATTGATAGTAAGTTAAGTCTTGATTAGGCTCTAGATCAGTGTCTAAGGATGCTTCACCGATAGCAACCTTTTTATAAACACCATCTTCCATGCCTTTGATGACTGCATGTCTACCTACATACTCTTCGATAGCACATCCCATTGCATCATCAATGGTGGTTGCGTTAGGATCAACAAGGAAGTTACGTGGATTGATAGGTTTTAAGTCTACCGATACTCTATAGTTAGTGTTAACACCAATCATAGCCAATCCAGGCTGTGCTGTAGGTTGTGTTGCTGGTGTTAGACTCTTCTTTTGTTTGACAATGACCTCACCGATACCAGTACCGTAGATCTCTGCTAAGGTCATAATCTGACCAATGTTCTTACGTACTTTATCTTTCTTGAAATCTTCGGACAACAAAGACTTCATCTTCTCAACATCAGTCTTATCCTGATCACTGATGTCATCACTGATGTCAAAGAATACACCTTTAGCGAACACAGCTTCTTCAAGATCAGCTTGTTTATTATCTACTGCTTGCTGTAGGGCAGGGCTAATAAGCCTTGAACGCTCAGAATCCCTTGTTTTATCTTCATCAGCATAAAGACCTCGCCAGAGACGCTCATACTCATCCCAGCGATCCATGTAGTTCTCATCCCTGTAGTTACGCCAATCGTTACAGCGATCCATGACGAAGGCTACTAAGGCATTCTGAGGTGTGATTTCAGATTCAAATTTCATTGTCACCAACCTATTGTTGTGTCTAGGACTTCGTACTCTTCTTCATTCAAGTTCTGATTCCAATCTGCTACCTGTATTTGATCAATGTAACTAACAGCATCTATTAAGTCATCATGAGTCTTGCTATCAGGAAACTGCATCAGTTGGTCTATAAACTTGTTATTCCAATCAGCTTCTTTCAGTACAATCCTACCGTGTTCAAATCGTCCTTGTAGTGACCAAACAATCCTATCTGTCTTCTTCTTATTACCGTGTGTTAACTCTTCAATACGAGGATAGTAGTTCAATCTCCTCATCAGATCATTCATGTAAGGCATCACTGCATTCTTCAGCGCACCTTTCTCAATCCCTACAGCATTGACTCTGTAGTCCTTAGCAGCCTTTAATATCCTCACTGCTGTTTCTCGGACATCCCATCTACCATACTGTATGTCAGCTACCCACCAACCTTTAGTGTTAACCTTAACAATGGCTATCGCTGTTTCATCCAACTTAGAGTTTTTCGTCTTATTCGCCTGAGATGAATCCGTAAAACCACAAAGATCCACCGCAATGAAGTAGTTACCATCTTCAGGTTCTTCGTCAGTAATTTTAATCCATTCATCTTTGAAGATCTCCGACTGTGCAGCCTCAAACGATGCCATGAACTCTTGTCTGAAAGCAAAGCTAGACATTGATCCTCTAGCAGCTTCAATCTCTTCAGGGTCTAACAATGGATTATCAAAGCTAGTGAAGTGCCATGCCTTGTAATGTTGATCCTTACCACTATCACCTAGTTTATACAGTTCATAGAAATGATTTCTACCCATTGGTGTTCCTATGAACATTGCTCTACCCTTCTGATCCGCTAAAGCAGGTCTAAGGATTTGTTCGAACACCTGTGGTTTCATGTCTGCATACTCATCCATCACTAAGTATTTAAGACTAACACCACGCATTGTCTCTGGTCTATCAGCACCTTTTAGCGATATCATTGCTCCATTCACCAACGTAATCTGCATGTTATTTACATGACTACCTTTGATGACTGTATGGCCTAGCTCTAACAGCGTAGTCCACATAATATCTCTAGCTTGTCCCTGCGTTGGTGCTACATACCAGATATGACCTTTATCTGACTGTAGAGCCTCTATGATCAGTGTCCAAGCTGCTAACCTTGACTTACCTGTACGTCTACCAGCAGCGATGATCTTAAACCTTACAGGGTCTTTGAAGACCTCTTGCTGCCACGGTAGTAACTTAACTTGTAGATCCATCGTCTTCTTCTTCGTAGTCTATCAAGGTAGTTTCTACTTCAACAGGTTCATGTTCAATCATCTCTACTGGGGTATCATTTACTCCAGTGATGTTGATGGTAATGGCTCTAGAGCCTCCACCAGCACCTTTATCCTCAAAGTAACTTACTGGCAACATCCTATCAACACACAGCTTCAGCGCTGCCATCTGATCCTTATCTTCATCATTAAGAGCCTTATGCACTATCTTTCTGATGATAGCCTGTGAGTGTGTCAGCAACAGTGAAGCTGTTAGTTCTTTAATCCTTGCTGCTTCACCAGGAGGCCTACCTCTTTTAGGTCTCTTAATGTACTTCTGTACTTCTTCCTTCTTAGGTCTTCCTCTTTTTCTTTTTTTCGCAGGCACTTTCTTTTCTTCATTGACTGCCACAACATCCTGGCTGACCGATGAAGGTAGCGAACAAAGATCAGATATAACTTCAGTTTTAATTTCGGACATCACTACCTCTATATAGTTTCTCTGCCGGAAGGCAGGACTGTAAGGTGTATATAATTTTATGTATCTACAATGTAGTGTATGACGATAAGTTATATGTCTACTATTATTTAGTTTTTATACGATGTTTTGTTCATAGCCTACATAGAAGGACTTATTGTAACATACAAATGCTATTGTTGTAAAGTGTCTTGACTACTACTGTAGGGTTATTGTCAGTGCAGACTGTGCTTTAACCAGTGCAGATTCAGTGCAGACTACACAGCAATCAAGGCTTTAGCGGGACTCCATTAACATGGTGTCATAGGCTCCGCAGAGGCTTTATAGATAACCTATTGATTCTTAAGAGATTTCTTAATAGTAATGGATTATCATTAACAACTTACTTTTTAGCTTTTTTTGAGGCTATTGTGGTGCTACTACGCTAGAACAACATTGTTACCCCTCCCCCTATGCCGTTTGTCAGCGTAAAACTACCGTCTGTCAGCTCAGTATCTATAGCGATGTCACTGATGAACGGCATAGTCTAGCCGATGAACGGCATAGTCTAGCTGACAAGTGGTACTTGACAGATGGGGAAGACTATGGTGGTGCCTCTAAAGGGTACTACTGAGCTTGCAATCCTCTGCAGTTCAGGCATAATGTGCACATGGACGAAGCAATCGCAACGTCAAACAAACCAAGGGGAACCGAAATGCTAGACTTCATCAAATCACTGATCCTCGTAAACAAGGTCAAGAAAACCACATCAACCCGCTTCGTAACAGCGTACAGCAGGCATGGCAGAATCAACGGGATCATCATGAAGCGGGGGATCATCAAAAGCGTAATCAGGGTGCCATACCGTGGCGACGTGACAGTCTACAATACTAACATCGGATTTATCAGGCATGACAGGGTTACCAGCTTCAAGTAAAGTATGCAGTGTATAGTACCTTCAACGAGGGTACTATGCAAAGTAAACTTTATGGAGGTTATCATGCGACTACGTGCGGATCATACTGCATTGTCTCAAGCCATTACGATACACAAGAAAACCGTACGTATGGTGTCCGACTATGAGCATAGGTTACTTAAGCCAGTATCCTACAATGATAAGCTTGGCAATGGTAGCAAAACCATTACCAAAGGCGCATGGAAGGGTTTTCCGGTGTATTCCCTTACACTCGAAGAAAGGTCCACATGTTCGCGCACTTGCCAGCAATGGGCTAACTGCTTTGGTAATAACATGGCATTTGCGCATCGTATCAAGCCGGATGATCCCGAGCTACTCATGCTTAGATTGTCCGATGAGCTTTTGCACTTGTCTACTGTACACCCTGAAGGCTTTGTTGTACGCTTGCACATTCTAGGCGACTTCTTCAGTGCAGCATATGCTCAGTATTGGGTTGACGCATTGCTAGAATACCCTGCACTTAGAATCTTCGGTTATACCCATAGGTCCGAGCAAGACATTATGGATGTTATCCGCTCAGGTTTACAGAATAGCAGGGCATGGATTAGATTCAGTGACAAAGGCGGTATCATGTCTGCTAACGTTAACGGCGAAGGCATCCAGTGCCCTGAACAAACTGGCAAAACACAATCTTGCATGACATGTGCGCTTTGCTGGTCCACTACCAAACCCATTGCATTCAAGGAACATTAACATGGCCTATACCCTTAAAAAGCCTATCAATGGTTTAACCTTTGAGGATATCAAGCGTATATATGATAATAACCCTAACATGACGTTAAAAGAGCTTTCAAACTTAACTGGTTTAGCTATACCTTTCCTTAAGAAAATTTTGATGGGTAATCTAATGGAAAACTTTAAGATTGTCGGTTATCTGGTAACGTACAAACTATTTTATGATGGTTTAACTCATATGGATAGGTTCAATACACTATTCGATGCTGAAGAATGGGCAGACCGTAGTGAGCTTGCAGAGTACGTTATCAACCCCATTGTTGACCTATCAGGGGATTAAATGAAAGATGCCTTGATAGCTGTATCAATCATTGCCGTAAACGTTTTTGTTTTATGCTTACTTGTAAAGCTTTCATCATGAACAAATCTAGTGACTTTGTGTTGTATCTTGGTGGTGGTGTTTTTGGTGTATTGTTCGCTGTACTTATCTTTTTAGGGGTTTAACATGTATTGGTGCGATTCTTACGGACTCATTGAGCTTAACATCACTAAAAAACAAGCTCATATAGGCTACCATCAAGGACAATGTGATAATGACATTAAAGATCTTAGGGATGTTCCTACTATAAAAAGACAATTGAATAAGCTTAAACCTGACGTTGTGGTCCATGTCTTAAAAGATTATGGCGCATGGGATGACAATGACTTATCCGATCATGATGATAACCTTGATCGCCTATTGTGGATTGCTTGCGGTGATATTGTAGAAAACAACGTTTAGGAAAGACTAAAACATGATTCAACTATACTTCAATGGTAAACCCTGCGAGATAGTCAGTAGGGACTCTACAGACGGTACTGTCTGTATACGATATGCTGCTGACCATCCTAATTGGCCTTTTCCGAATTATACTTGGGTTAATCCCAGCGTATTGTCTAAGCTTAGGCAGTCTAAACACGCTAAGCGATTAGAGGCTCTACAAGGCGTTGAAGATGCTCTTATGTAGGTAGGTGCCACCCTAGCCTAGATAATCGCTTCTAGGCCCGTTTTAATCGATTCTAGAGGGTATTCTATGACTAAAGAGATGTTGGATGAATTGCTGTACCTGATTGAACTGCAAATCAAGGCTAATCTTGCCTTAGCGTTAGGTCATGCTGATGCTGCGGACAAAGAAGCAGAAAGGGAGCATGTTCAGTATTACAGACTTGTTTCGTTGATTGACTCTATGAAAGATGATCTTAAATAGAAAGGTAGGGACGGAAGATTAGATGTTTATCATGCAATGAAGCCTTAAGTGACTATGAAGCCTCTAGGCGTAGTGTTCGGACACACCAGTACATTGACTTATGCAATGATTGTTTTCGTTATGTCCGTGATGAAATAGCTGCAGTTGGCAATGTGCGATTGATCAATGAGGGTGATGATGACATTGTAAGCAAACGTAACATTGATGAAGAATGACTTGACAACTTTGTTTTTCTCTGATACCCTAAATCTATATAGGCTATGTAGGCTACTTAGGCTACTTAGGCTATGTACTAAGTATATACTATGTATAATATTTAATATATACTTAGTACTTAGCCTATTTAGCCTATGTACAGTAGGGCTTAACATAAGGATTGTTCGAAATGTACCCTGACGATGAATTTTTACCTGAAGAAGCCTTTGATTACACTAAAGGTGAGTATGATGATATGCACGAAGATCACAACATCAATGATGTGTTAAATCGTTTTGTTCGCTTATGTCAAGAGTATGGGTTTTACTTTATGATGAGACAACTTACTAAGGCTCTGAACGCTAAAGGGTTCAACGTATGAGAAAGCGTATACAGCCACGCAAGCGTAAGGTTAACCCCTACGTAGCCTACCTAGAGAATCATGGCCGCCATGCTACCTTAGAAGACCTCCTAGAGGCATTCCCTAACAAGACCTCTAAGCAGATCAGAGACTCTATGTCTAAGTTAGTTGATAACTACACTGTTGATAGGGATATTAGGAAGGATGATCATCAATACTTGATATCGTACTCACTAGGCGGATACAACACCAGGGACAACACTGGTATCTGTTGGCATAACCCTTTTAATCTGAGGTAAGCATGACTGAGAACAAAAACGCAAAGACACCAACGGATGGTGGGGCAGCGTTCCCCCTTGCACATTCGTACCTAATCCAATCAGGCATGTCCCTGCGTGATTACTTTGCAGGGAAGGCGATGCAAGCACTGGCGCAGGGGAATTATTTTGATGCAACCGCGAGGCAGGCTTACATGATTGCAGACGCCATGTTGAGGGAGAGGGAGAAATGAGCAGAGAAGCTATGCAGATTGCTTTAGATGCGTTGGAAGCTAATTTAGGCAATTGGGCGGCAAAAACAAAAGCCGTTGAGGTATTGCGCCAAGCACTGGAAACAGAGAAACAGTGGGTTGGGCTAACCGATAAAGATATTGATGATTGTTATTTTGCAGCAAGAACGCCAGATTTTGATCTATGGGCTTTTGCTGCTGAAATCGACGATCTATTAAGGGAGAAGAACAAGTGGTAGATATCGTAGTAGGACTACGACTCAAGCTAAAGGAGAAGAATCAGTGAACTATTTAGCCACGCATGTTGGCTGCGATGATTGTGGATCTAGTGATGCGTTGTCCGTATCTGTTAATGATAAAGGAGAGACTTGGTCACATTGTTTTGCTTGTGGTACGAACACTAAAATGTCTGAACATGATGATAACTTCAGACAAAAGCATACAAAGTCTGCTAAGGTGATTCCAATGTTAGATGGTAAGTATCAGTCTATACCGCTAAGAAACTTATCCAGAGATGCCTTAAAAGCCTTTGGTGTGATGATCACTGATGAGGGTGGTGTAGCTTTTCCCTACTGCGATGCTGATGGTAAGGTCACTGCATACAAGGTAAGACATGATGCAATGAAGACTGATTGCACTATCAAAGGTGATTGGTCTAAGGCTACTTTGTTCGGACAGCATTTATTCCCTAAAGGAGGTAAGAGCATTACCATCACTGAAGGTGAGTTTGATGCTGTTGCTGTTTATCAAATGAATGGTATGCGGTATCCAGTAGTAAGCATACGCAATGGAGCACAATCAGCAATTAAGGACTGTAAGGACAACTATGAATATCTTGACTCTTTTGAAACCATTGTTATCAGCTTTGATGCTGATGAAGTTGGTAAGCAAGCTGCTACGAAGGTAGCTGATCTGTTCGGTGCTAAGGCTAAGATAGTAAAGCACAGACAACCACACAAGGATGCTAACGATTATCTCAAAGATGAGATGATCAAGGAGTACATCCAGGACTGGTTCGCTGCTGAAGTCTATGTACCTGATGGGATCATCGAAGGATCAAAGCTTTGGGAAGAGATCAACACACCAGCCATTAAAGCCTCTTGTGACTATCCCTGGCAAGGCCTTAATGCTTTGACCTACGGCATCCGTAAAGGTGAGCTGGTGACGTTTACAGCAGGTTCTGGACTGGGTAAATCACAGGTGCTTAGGGAGATCGTATACCATATCTTATGTAAGACTGATGACAACATAGGATTAATGTTCTTGGAGGAGTCTACTGTTCGCACTGCCAAAGGTATCATGTCTATCCATGCGAACAAACCACTACATCTACCTGACACAGCGTACACTGATGAGGAGTTTAGAGATGCCTTCGAGCACACTCTTGGCACTAATAGGGTTTATCTTTTTGATCATTTTGGGAGTACATCAATTGACAACATACTATCAAGAGTCAGATTCATGGCTAAAGGACTCGGATGTAGCTTTGTTGTGTTGGATCATATTAGTATTGTCGTCAGTTCTGGCGATGTTGGCGATGAACGTAAAGCATTAGATGAGATCATGACCAAGCTTAGGATGATTGTGCAGGAGACAGGCATAGCACTGTTGATTGTCAGCCATCTTAAGAGACCAGATGGTAAAGGCCATGAAGAAGGTGCGGCTACTTCACTAGGTCAGCTTAGAGGATCTGGTAGCATTGCACAGTTGTCTGATATGGTGATCGGTATGGAAAGGAATGCACAGCATGATGATGAACGTGAACGCAATACCACCAGGATTAGGGTACTCAAGAACCGTTTCAGCGGTGTCACAGGTCCAGCCTGTAACGTCTATTACAGCCACTCAACAGGAAGGTTATCAGAGGTCATACAAGATGAAGACTTATGAAGATTTGAAAGAAGATACGAAACGATTTGCTTTACAGCAGATACGTACAGGGTCTACAATGGGTGAAGTAGTTTGTTCGTTTGAAGAGATCATCAATGAGATCAG